CAACTGGTGAATCAAAAACTCGATTCAAAAAAGGAAATGAAACATGGAACACTCGACCATTAGGTGATGAGCATGTTGATAATGATGGGTATATTCGTGTTAAAGTGGCTGAAACAGGAACAAAAAAAGAACGTTGGAAATTAAAGCATCGTTTGATTTATGAGCAGCATTATGGCGAAATATCGCCAAGCATAGTTATTAGGTTTTATGATAACGACAAACAAAATTTTAATATTAAAAATTTATATGCGGTAACAAAAGGCGAAAACGCTGTTTTAAATCGTTTAAAATTTGCAAATGAACCGCTTGAATTAAAACCGACAATATTGGCAATGGTTAGAATGTGCTTAAAAGCTAAAATACCTTATAGGGTTTCCGCACAGTAGGGGGAAATATGGAAAATAAAAAATTATTACCTAAACAAAAGGCTTTTTGTGAGCATTATGCTACCAATGGTAATGCGACAGAATCAGCTCGTTTAGCTGGTTATAGTGAAAAAGATATAAATACAAACGCCTCAAAATTACTGCAAAATACTACAATTAAAGAATATATTGCAGAATTAGCAAATCCGATTGAAAACAAACGCATTGCAAACGCAAATGAGATTAAAGAATTTTGGTCAAGTATAATGCGTGAAAATGTTGAAAAAATGAATGATAGATTAAAAGCAAGTGAACTGCTTGCAAAGTCGGGTGGTATGTTTATTGATCGCGTAGAAATACAAGAAACAAGCATGACAGACGTTTTAAAAGATTTAGTCAATAAACTTCCTGACTAATGAAAACAAGACAGCAAACGCAGCTAGAAAATCAGCACAATCGGTGGTACAAGTTAATTGACCACCCTGTTCAGTTAGCATTGATTAAAGCAGTCGAAAACGGTGTTAGATTCCCAGTTGTTCCAGCAGGTAGACGTAGCGGCAAAACAGAACGATTCAAACGGTTTTTAGCAAAGCAAGCAATGCTAAATGATGGTGAGAAATACTTTATTGCTGCGCCAACATACAGCCAAGTTAAAAAGATTTACTGGCAAGATATGAAAGCACTCACGTTTTCATGCACTCATGATAAAAAACCAAGTGAAACCGATTTAATTATCACGCTACCAAACGAAACTGAAATACATTTAATTGGCTTAGATAAGCCTGAACGTATTGAAGGTATTGCATGGACAGGCGGCGGCATTGATGAAATTGCAGATATTAAATCAAATGCGTGGGCTGAAAACATACTGCCTGCATTAAATACCGTTCACCCTTTGCGCCCTGATTATCGCGCTTGGTGCTGGTTGCTTGGTGTTCCCGATGGTTTAAATCATTATTATGAGATGGCAGAATATGCCAAAAACAGCGGTGATCCAGACTGGGCGTTATATCATTGGAAAAGTAGCGAGATATTGCCGCCAGACGTGATTGAATCAGCTCGTAGAGTAATGAGCGAAAAGCAATTTAAACAAGAATTTGAAGCAAGTTTTGAAACTGCAAGCGGTAGAATTTATGAGGATTATTGCAGTGATAATTATACTGATGAAACCATAAAAGAACATGAGCAATTATGCTGGTATCATGACTTTAACTTTACGCCATTATCCAGCGGAATAGGCGTTATCAGAGGAAATAACATTTTATTGCTTGATGAAATTATTTTAATCAGTGCAGTGGCGCAACAGTCAGCCTTAGAATTTGTGGATAAGTTTAAAAATCATAAAAATAAACATGTTTTAATTTATGGCGATCCAGCAGGAAAAGCAGGGGAAAAACACGGACACGCCTCAGACTATACTGATATTGAACAAATATTAAGAGATAATAAATGGAGCTACTCAAGAAGAGTAAAGCCATCAACTAGATCAATAAAAGACGGACAAAACGCAGTAAGAGCAAAAATACGCAATGCAAATAGTGAAAACTTCATATTTGTTAATACAAAAAACGCGCCATACACTCACAAATCATTATCAACAGGTCAGTTAAAAGATGGCTCTACGTTTCTTGAAGCTGATAGTGATTATCAGCACATTGGCACTGCTATTCGTTATTTCATTGATTTTGAATATCCGATTATTAATAATCGCCCTAATTTAGCTACAATTACAGGAATATAAAAATGGCAGTCGACACTAAACACAGCGAGTATCACGAATATTATGAGCAGTGGGAGCGATGCGAACACGCGTCAGAAGGGCAAGACGAGATCCACGAATATGGTATTAAATACCTTCCACGTTTAAGCGGTCAAAATGACGCGGAATATTACGCTTACAAACAGCGGGCACTTTATTACAACGCTACAAATCGCACAATCGACGGCTTAACGGGAATGCTATTCCTAAAACCCGAAGTCATCACAGCACCAGCGGCAATGGATAATATTATTGCAGACGTGACAATGGGCGGGTTATCGTTGCATCAATTTGCTGAAATGGTAGCAGAAGAAGTTATTACTATCGGACGTTGTGCCGTGCTTGTCGATTTTCCACCCATTGTTAATGCGGTAACACTTGCACAAGCACAGGCACAAGGCGCAAGACCTTACGCGACCATGTACGATGCAGAATCAATTATAAACTGGAAAACGGGGCGCATTAACAACGTTGAACAGTTAACACTGGTTGTGCTTGAAGAAGAAAACGAGATCGCAGTTGATGAGTTTGAATCTAAATGCGAACCACAATGGCGCGTTTTAGATTTAGGCGATGGTGGAATTTATCGTCAGCGTGTTTTCCGCAAAGACAAACGCGGTGAGTTTATTTTAGTGGATGAAGTTTACCCAAAAATTAACGGGCGACCACTTAACAAAATCCCGTTTGAGTTTTTTGGGGTTAGAGATAATTCACCATGTGTTGATAAGCCGCCATTGCTTGACCTTGTTGACGTGAATTTATCGCATTACAGAACCACAGCCGATTATGAACACGGTTTGCACTTTACTGGACTCCCAACACCAGTAGTCACTGGCTATTATTCAGACGATAAAAGCGCGTCATTGCGTATCGGTAGTGGCACGGCATGGCTATTGCCAGACTCACAATCAAAAGCGTTTTATCTTGAATTTACTGGTCAAGGTTTGGGCGAATTGCGCGAGGCATTGCGCTCAAAAGAGGCAATGATGGCAACGCTTGGGGCGCGAATCTTAGCACCAGAAAAACGCGCAGCAGAATCAGCACAAACGGCTAATATTCATAGATCAAGTGAAAATAGTGTACTGGCTTCAATTTCACAATCAATTAGCATTGGATTAACGCACGTCATGGAATATTTGCGCGATTGGTCAGGCGTAACTGGTGATGTTAAAGTTGAGCTAAACCGTGATTTTATTCCAAACTCAATGACAGCTCAGGACTTGGATAGTTTGGTTAAGGCTTGGCAAAGCGGTTCAATCTCACATCAAACTCTATTCGATAACCTTGTCGCTGGTGACATTATCATGCAGGACGTATCGTTTGACGATGAGATGGAGCGCATTGCAGTTATGCCTGCTACTGGTGGGATGTTGTAATGGAAGAATCAGCAAACACGCAACTGCGCGATAAAACGATTGCACATGAAATTTATTTGCAAAGAATGTATGGGGGAACAACTAAAGACATAATGAAACTTCTTAAAGAAGTAGAAAAAGATTTAGTTGCAAAGTTGCGTGTTATGGATATGAATAGCGAATGGAGCATTGCGCGTATTGATGCACAGCTTCAATCGGTTCGCGCTATTATGAGTGAAGGCTATTCCCTTATTGGCAAAGAGCTAACGCAACAAATGAAAGACGCAGCAGAGTATGAGCAAGAATGGCAAATCAAAGCCATTGATGATTCAACGCATGTTGTGCTTGATATGGTAGCAGTTGCACCAGTGACGTTATTTGCTGCGATTGAATCAAAACCGCTGCAGGGAAAACTGATTAAAGAATGGATTGATAAATTAGATCAAGATAGTTACACGCGCATACAGGACGCGGTTAGGATTGGCTTAGTTGAAGGGCAATCTTACAGTGACGTGGTTAAACGCATTACCGGCACAAAAGCATTGCAATACACTGATGGTGTGATGGCATTAAACGCACGTCAAACGCAGGCATTGGTATCAACTGCAATGGCACACGCTACTAATACCGCGCGTGATGAGTTTTATCAAAACAATAATGATCTGTTTAGTGGGTTGCAGTGGGTAAGCACACTCGATGGTCGGACAACTTCAATATGCCAAGCACGGGACGGGAAAATATATCCGCTTGATAGTGGTGTTAGACCTCCAGCGCATTTTAGATGCAGATCGGCAATGGTCAGCGTTTTAAAGTCATGGCAAGCGTTAGGCATTAAAAACCCAGACGGACGCACACGCGCATCGATGGACGGGCAAGTTGCGCAAACTGAAACTTATCAAACGTGGCTAAAGAAAAAACCAGAGGCGTTTCAAGATGAAGTGCTAGGCAAAGCACGAGCGCAATTATTTCGTGATGGAACGCCATTAGATAGGTTTGTTGATGCAAGCGGTCATACTTACACACTTGAACAATTAAAGAAAATTGAGAAATAAACCAGTAGTCAAGTAATCCTTGACAGCTGAACATTTATAAATCAATTAGTTAGTTAAAATATTTTCAAGGTGTTTATTTTTTTTAATTGATGTTTATTATCTTATGCTGTATAAATGCGACAAACACTCGCCATGTGTTTACTCTAGTGTCGTTGGTGTTACACCTTTCATCAGCGGCACACCCTAATTTGTAAGGAAATAGTCATGTCATTTTTTGATAATATTGTTCATAAGGTTTCAGACGGTGCTAAAAAAGCAGTCGATGAAGCAACAGGTGCAGTTGATGATATTTCACACGGTGACATTATCGGTGCGGCAGAACACGTTGAAAATATCCGTGAAATTCCACAAGATACAGCGATTGAAATTATTAAAGACGCAATTTAGATTTTATTAACGATGGCAGAGCCGTCAACCACAACCCAGAGGGTTATATGTCAGAAGAATTAAGTATTGCAGAGCAAATTAAAGC